GACGGATATGCTCCTGTGTAAGTACCACCAGAATATCCTTGAATTTTAGGTACAAAGTAGAACAATTTACCAATTGGTAAGTTCATTGCTTGTACTGATACGATGTCATTTGCCAACAATTTAGAGAAAACTCGACGAATGATTGGGAAAACAACAGTTTCGAACGCTCCGTTAGAACCTTCAGAAGTTGCTTCGTTAATCAAATGTGACGCTTGGTTTTCATATAATTGTGCCACGTTTTCTTTTAGATGACCTCTAAGACCATCAAGGAATCCTAATCGATCCCATTTGTTAATAGTATCTTCTTTGATAACTTTAAGGTGCTTAAGACCGATGTTACCAACAAGACCTGATTCTAATAATGCTCCCATTTTTAATTTTTTTTAGGCTTTATTTAGTTTTATGTATATAATAAATATACGAGTTTTTAAAAAAGTTTATTTTTTATAGTTTTTTCATCAAATCCTTCATTCGTAAGAACTGAGGATTCTCATAAGTTTTTGATTCGATCAAGTTTACTGAAGACCCATTAGATGGAGTTTTGTTTACAGTTCTCTCGATAGATTCGTTTATTTTTGATTTTGACTCATTGATAGTTGGTGTTGTGTCCAATTCTGATTTGATTGTACGATAAAGATTTTTAGATTCTTTCAACGACTCCACTGAATCAAATCTTTTAAGGATATTGATTTTTTCTTGTTTTGTTGTTGAATGTTCTGTAAACAATCTTGTTGCGTAAGCCAAGTTTGAATTGAAAACTGCAACTTCGTTAAGTTTTTCTCTGAACACATTTAAGGCATTTCTGTATTCCTCATTTTTAGTTTTAAGAATTTCAAGTTCTTCAGTACTTTCTTTACGTAATCTACGTGGTGCCGCTTTTGGTTTAGGAAGACCTTCTCTACCCCAATATTTACCAGCCCCTAAAGTTCGTGAAGATTCTTTAGTTTCTCTTTTCTTCGGCTTTTCAGTATATCCTTCCATGTTAACCTCATCATCATAATCCATTTTTTTCGGAACTTTACCAGTATACTTGGTCGCATCTCCCTGTTTCATTTTTGTGTTGAAACCTTTGGAATTTGAGTCCTTTGAATATTTAAATTTATTTGGGTTACCCATTCCAGTACCTTTAGCCTTAAAGGATTTTGCCTCCATCATTCTATCAGAAAGTTTAGTTTCGGCATCCAGTTCGAAATCCATTTCTAACATTTCATCAGATCCCATTCTGGACATTCTAGACATTTTAGATTCGTAATCTTTGTAGTGTCCACCTTTACCATACTTTCTTCCACCTACATCACCCATTTTGTGACCATCTTGTCTATGGAAGTTATGTTTGTTTCCACCGAACATTTCATCTTCATTTTGTTCTCCGTAATTTTCATCACCAAAAGTAATTTCATACTCGGTTCCTGTTTCTTCGTCTCCCATAAGTTCTTTTAGATAGTTTATTTCTTCAGTATCATCGTCTTCATCAGACTCACTGTATTCACCTTCTGGATAATCATCGATATCTGATTCATTCATAGTAATGATGTATTCAGTATCATTTTCGGTGTCTTTTAGATTTACAGATCTTCTTCCATCAGGAGTTTCACTGCTAATTACTTCGACTGTGTCACCTGGTTGTAACTTTTTGAAAACATCAACCACAGCACTCATGCTTTCTGGGTCATCTCCAAATGGACTTACATCCAAGACTTCATCATCGTCAAAGTCATCTTCATCATCCGGCATGTCCATAACTTCAAGTTCGTCTGCCGGTAAATCAATAATCTCCTCATCGTCTTCTTCGTCGTCAAGAGATTCTTTTACTAAAGATCTGATTTCATCCCTCATAGTAGAGGCAAGTATTCCTTTTGCATTTTCTTGTACAGACTCTTCCAAGTTTCGTAACTGGAAAAGAGCCTCTTCAACCGTTTGGTTTTTTTTATTCATTTTTTAAATTTGATTTACATATAAATATGTTGATTTTGTAAAAATTCATTTAAATTGTAAATAAATAAAAAAAAGGTGAGAATCTCTTCCCACCTTTTACCAAAAAAATTAATTTTGATTATTCGATCACCTCATCGATTTTACTTTCAACAATTGAGGTGATTCTCCAATCCTGTGTATAGTTCTCGTAGATTTTAGTAATCTTAGCCTCAACATCAGTTGGTGAAAATGCTCTCACCAATTTTTCTTCTTTTAATTTCTTAACTCTTCCAGAATTTTCATCAACCATGTCAGTTGATATTTTACACACAAAATACTTTTCGTTCATAACTTTATTTTTAAATTTACTTAAATATAAAAATAAAAAAATTACTTATCAAGGTATGCGGATAATTTATCCATTAAATTTTTTGATTTATCAATCTGAGATGGTTGTGAATTTGTCAATCGTTCTTGACCCATCTTTTTTTCTTCTTCCAAATTTTCCTCAAAATTAAATCTATCTTTTGGATCTAAAAATAGATATGCTCCAGGTGTGGATGGAGATGAAACAAGATCAAAACAAATTAACTCGAAATCTTTTTGTACTTCATTTTGTTCACCAACTTTCTTCAAAGAACCAACTCCTCGAGAAGAAATACCTAAAGTAACACCTTGACGAAGATAGTTTGCTGCTAAGTCCCCTTTTGTAGAAACAATTCCTCTTTCGTGAAATCCTGGACTTGTCAATAATCTTAACTTACCTAAAAGAACCGGACCTTCCCACCATACCTCAGTAATTAAATGTGATGCTCTATCCAAATCTATTAGTGAAGATTCTGGATGGTTTAATTCAGAAAGGGAAGTACCTTTCTCTATCATCTTTTTATAGTTATTTACTTCTCGTTTCAGGACTTCTTCAGGATAAACTCTTCCGTTTCGGTTGGGTGTATCATATTTTTGAAGGACGGCATAAAACTCGAATGGTTTTGAATAGTCCAAAAAGTTTTTGTTTTCTTTTAGAATTTCTAAGTTTCTAGATTCTCTTGGGTTGATATATCCCGCATCATATTCAATAAGAATACCCTTACCAGTCTCTCTTGGTCCCAAAATTTTTAAATTATCCATAGAATAGTTTTTTTAATAAATACTATACAGTTTGGAAATCTAAATTTTTTCTACTTTTGTTACCTGATTTTGTTAAAGAGAATTTGAAATATTCATTTTTGAAAAAAATGTCATCGTAAATCGAATTGATTATATTTTTGATTGAATTTCTTAATTCTTTTGATTTAAATTCTATTTCTGATATTACAAAAAAATTCATTTCCAAATTCATAAATGATTTTTTATTTATGTTTAAACCACTTGTTCTTAGATCCATGTCGACAATATATTTTCTATCGAAAATTGAATCATCAATTGAATCATAAACTGAATGTTTTATTGATCTTGACATGTTAGAAACAATTCTTGCCCAATTTTCCTCATCCTCTTTTGGCTCAACCCATGTTTGTAAATTTACGTATACAGATTTAAGTTCTTTAGAATCTACAGTTCCATATACGATTTTAGAGTCTTTAAAACCTTCCAGTTTTGAAGTTTTTCCTTTTTTCATAAATAATTTTCATCATTGAATGTTTATTTTAACAAAAAATACACAATTTTTGTGTATATATCAATAAAACAATATGATAATTGTTAAAATCAAAAAAAAGGGAAATATTGAAAAGGCTTTGAAAGACCTTAAATCAAAGGTAATTAAAACAAGACAAAGTTCTGAACTTATGGAAAGAAAATATTTTCAGAAAAAATCAGTTAAGAAAAGAAATCAAATTAATAAAGCAATTCACGTTCAAAAATTGAGACTTAAAGATTAAGTTTCAATTGATTTAATTTATAATAATCTAATTTATTATAACTAACACTTTTTACTTTCTCGATCGTTTCATTCAATTTAATTTTTGTAACGTCATCAGATTCGGTTTCTAATAAGGTGTCTAACTTCTCTAAAACATCTTCTTTAATAATTTCAAATCTAACTTTTAAATCTTTGTCGGATTTAGACAATATCTTATTTAATTCTTTTTGTTCTGACTCGTTGAGGGATGAGATATATGTTTTAACAGTTTTGTTTGCTACGTCAACCATTTCATTTAAAGATGCTTTAATGATTGGTTTAGGTTTTTCAGTATTTTTCATTAAAGATTCTGCAATTTGGTTTTTGCTAACAACTTTATTAATCATGTCGGTAACATTCTTCGAAAACAAATTGTCTAAATCTGCATATCTATTTTTTGTGTTTTGGGAACCAACCCAAAGTTTGATTTCGTTAATATTTTCACTAGAAATTTTGTTCACTAAATTTTCATACAATGTAATAGACTGGTTGATCAGTTCATTTGCCAATTCTTTTGACAAACCTTTGTTAGTTGAAAGTTCTTCATATAAATAATATAATTTAGAGAGGTTTTTGTTTTTTAATATAAGTTCATCAAAAACAAACATGTCTCTTTTTAATGTATCATTTTTATATGACTCAATTAAAAGATCTTCTATTTTAGTTTTAAGAATACCAAATTTCATAATAATTTTTTATTATAAATATTATCTATTTAATAATTTTGATAATTCTTCCTCAATTATACCTAATCCATTTCCTGCTTTAGATAAATCAACAAAAGAATCACCTAATACATCATCACTTTCCAAAAGTATTTTTAAGTTGTCTTTTTTCTCACCCTCAGGTAATCCCCCTGGTCCTTCACCTGGTGGTGGCGGAGGAGGTGGTCCCCCACCTCCCAGTAATCCTGGAGGAGGTCCTGATGGTCCTCCAGGTGCACCTCCTTCTGGTGGTGTTTCGGTACTTCCTGTAACTTGTTTGTACAATTTATCTACATTGTCGAATAAACCAGTATGAGTAATTACAGTGGCGGTATTTGCTAATTCAGCGGCAACCGCTCTTTCTAATCTTTGTTGTTGGATATCGAGTTTGATTTCTTCATCAGAAAAACCAAAAATATGTTTTTTCGCCCAAGTCGCTGAAGTAGGTGCCAAAGAGTTTGGAATTTCAGTAACAAGATCTTTATAAAGTAATACTTTTTCTTTCCAAACATCCACCATTAATAAATCCGCTTGTTTTGACGGATTTGTTAGCCCAAGGGTAAAATTTTGTAATTCATCTTCGAACCCCAATAAAAACAAATGAACAATTGCAATCTTATTCAATTCTGCAATCATTGCTTTTTGTATTTTATTAATAGTTCTTGCAAATCTAATATCTTGTAAGGACAGATTTTTTCCATCACCTACAACTTCTTCGAAACCTAAATATGCTTTTGGTACCCTAAGAGCCGTAACCAGTTTTTTCTGAATATATTCAATATCTGCAATTTCAGAAAGGTTAGTACCACCAGGAAGAGTTGTTATCGGTTCTGGGGCTGCCATATCTCTAACTGGAACAAAATAATCTTGATCTACCGCCATTTGATTAAATCTTAAATCAACATTTCCTGTATTTTTATCTACAATTTGATCTCGTTTGAATTTATTTGCAACTCTTTGTACGTATGGTTCAATATCTTTGTCATCCATATTTCCAACAAAAACTTTAAATATCCTTCTTTCGGGTGCTCTTGATGTACGATAAATTAACATTGCATCTTCTGATAACATTAATTGTTTCCAAATTCGTCTGGCTTTTTCTAACATCGAGGTTCCATAAGGTAATTTCCTATCATCACCCAACAAACGAAAGTGGGCGATCTCAAAAGAATTGAACTCCATATTTTTTGCTTTCCAATTGAACTTCAAACCTTTTGATTTAGGGTCTACTTCAGCATTTACTGATTTTGCTTCCATTCCTCTTTCCAATCGTTCAATTTCAATATTTGGTAATTGCATACATCCAACAATACCTCTTTCAGGATCCAATTTTAAATAAACAAAATTATCTCCATACTTACAAGTGTTTCTTGTCCACATTTGTAAATTAGTATTGATGTCCAGTGCATTATCGAACAAGTCAGTTAGTATTTGTCTGATCCTTTTGGACTCGGAATAAATTTGTAGGATTCTACCGTCTTGGTCTGCTGTTGTGGATTCTTCCGCATATATATCTAATGCTGTTGATATTTCTGGGGTAAACTCCATAGATTCATAATCATAAAATGAGGCTAATCTTGTTGGTTCGTAATAAACCGCTTGAGTATAAAGATTATTTTCAATTTTAGTCCATTGACCGGATAAATATAAAGATTGTTGTGCTTGAAGTTTTTCTCTTTCGTATTCTTGTTTATCTGTTGTCCTAAGAAGAGTTTTTTTATCAATATTGTATGTTGGTAAATCCTGATTCAACATAGAATTTGGTCCTAGAGTTTGGGACAATCTTTGCCATAGAGTCAGATTCTGATTATTATTATTTTCCATGTATTAAAGTTAAGTTCTTAAATAAATATTTCAATAGTTTAAACATAAATTATACTCTCGTGGGTGTTGGTGTGGGTGAGGGTATTGGAGTTGGAGTTGGTGTGGATGAGGGTGTCGGGGTGGGATAAACTCGATTTTCCCTTGTATCTTTTTTTAAATCGGGAGGAAATATTTTGGAAGGATATGGGGGCACACCTTCCACGATTAACTTGGAGTTAAGTAAAATGTTTGTTCTCCTTCTAAATGTTAATCCCATATCTATTAATTTTTACCAAATAACCAACCATATTTTTCATAGTCTTGTCTGCTTGGTCCACTATTATTTCTGTTATATCTATCGTTACTGACGTTCATGTTAGGAATTGCCGGATCAAAATGCATTTGTTTAGAAACATTATCATTTGAACTTATTGTCCAAGACTCCAACATAACTTTTGTTTGTTCAGTAACTTTTTCTAATTTTGCAAACGACGATTCACCAACATAAAGTGCCATGGATATTCCCATTATCAAGTCGTCATGTTGACCTTTTTGATGATCTGGTCTTCCATTTACATATACAAAGGTGTTCATTTCATTGTAAAGTCGAACACTTCTAATTTTAAATTTGTGTCTGACAGATTCTTCAAATGCCGCAATAATTTGAACTCTTTTAGAATTAAAATTAATTCCTGGGATTTTTTCTCCGACTCTTGGATTATAAGACCAAGGATTGAGAGTGTCAACCCCATCTATGTATAGATTTTTATACCCTAATTCTTGAAGTTTTCTTACTGTGGTGATTCCCATCCCCCCGGTAATAT